CCGAACAGCGGCGCCGAGTTCACGCTGGGCACCAGCGAGTTGGTCCTGCCCATGCATCACGCCATGTTCCAGGCCGATACCAAGCACTGGCTGGGTTTCAGCCTGTTCGGGCCGGTCATGCGCGTGGGCGATGAGGCGACACTGTACTACCGCGTCATCGCCTCAGCTGGCGGACCAGCCACCGATCCGAGCGGTAACTGGCTACTCCTGGACGAGTTCACCAGCAACGGGCAGCGCATCCCTGCCCCATCCAACCTGGCCGGCAACGCGCTATCGCTGAAGTGCTCGCTGTCCAACAGCACGTCGACAGACACGCCAGTCATCGAGATCATCGCCATCCACGAGCGTGTGGTGCCCGCCTTCAAGCGGGACTTCACCGGCACCGTGGACGCTCGCCTGGTCATTCATCGCCTGGATGGCGCGGCCTACCGTCCGGATCCCGCTCACATCGAGAAGGTGATGATGGACGCGGTTGCCTTCCCAGGCAGCATGGCAATCGAGTTGCCCGACGAGACCGTCAGCGAGGTGGCGTTCTTCGATTATCAAGAGCAGTTCCTGCCGACTGGTTATCAGATCAATTTCCAGGCGACTCAGTTCCGCATCCTGACCGTGTACGGGATTATTGCCCGCCTGCGCGGCACCCGCATTGGCGATCTGCGCGGCTACAAAATTTCCAGCTTGAGGTATCTATGACCACGCTGACGTCCGAACTGAACCTTGTCCAGGCCCAGGACAACGATGACACCGCGGACTACCTCACGCTGACCGCGGGGTTGGCGGGCTCGCTGTCGATCCTCGACGGGTTGTTCAACCAGTCCACCGGACATACGCACTCCGGCAGTCATCAAGGTGGCGTACTGGGGCCCAACGCATTCCCCGACAACACCGTGCCTGGCGCCAAGCTGGTGGACCTCTCGGTGTACGGGGCCAAGATTGCCGCGGCCACGATCACCGCTGACAAGCTGGCGGCTGGCGTGCTGATCCCTGAATCGCTGTTCGCCAACACGACTGCCAACGTGAGCACCAACTACACCGTGGCCGCGGGCATCATGTACGTGTTCTGCTCGGCTGCGATCACCGTCACCCTGCCAGCTGCTGCGAGTACGAACCGCCCGATTGAGGTGTGGGCACTCAGCGGCACCGTCACTGTCAACGCAGCTGGTGGAACGGTCTACGGTGGCTCGATCAACCTGAGCACGGGCGCCGTGACAAACGGCTCCATCACCCAGGGCGACGCCATCACTTACAAGAGTGATCTGACCAACTGGAGGGCTGGATGACCTACCTGGCCGGCTCGGTCTCCTCGCTGGTCACCGACCGCAATACCTGGCACTCCAGGGCAGACTCGGCGTGGGGGGCCACTCGCATCTGGTCCAGTGGTTCGTCATTTGAGACCGACCTGGCGAACATGACCACCGACCGCAACAACTGGCAGGCCAACGCGAACAGCGCCTGGGGTGCCTCGCGGGTGTACGGCTCGGGTGAATCCTGGGAAGCTGCCTACAACCGCGTCCTGCCGCCCGCGGCGGTAACCCACCTGGCCGCCTCGATTGCCATCCCCAACGGTGGTGACGGCTTCTCGACGGGCATCCTGACCAGCGTCACGATCAACATCACCGGTCAGTGGGTGCTGGTCGGCAGAGCCGACGTGCACGGGCCCGCCTCGGGCATCCAGCTGTTCCGCAATGGCGGCCAGATCGGCGGCGGCGGCTACTACTGGCACCTCGACTCAAGCGGTGCGGTGGTCGGCAGTCCGCAGGCAGGCTGCTTCGTTCAGATGGCGTGCAATTCAGGCGACACGATTGGCGTCAGGCCAGCTACCGCCAGCTTCGGCGGCGGCAGCGTGTACGTCGACGCCTGGTTTATTCCCGTTCAGGCCAACCCGCACTAAAGGAGCAAGCATGACCGACTACAACATCGGCCCAGGTGTCCAGCAAGCCATGGCTGACGCTGGCGACGAGCCCAGAAGTGACGAGCAGTTCATCATTCTCGAGCCCGGCCACAAGATCAGCCAGACCTTCGGCAGGGATGCCGTGTACTGGTACTACGAGGAGGACAACGCGACCCGTCGCGTTCCCTTTTGAGGCGCCTGTAATCGAGGAGCCGGTCACCTGGGATGCCAACCTGGGCATGCAGCCCCAGGTCTACAACTGGACGTGCTCGGCGTGTGCGCTGACCTGGGTGCTGACGTCCGCGGGGCTGCGCGCCTCGAGCGGTGACGTGTACCAGGACCGCTACGACGTCGGGATGGAGATCGGCTATCCCGGCAACATCAACTCCACGTACGGACTGATGGACGCCTCTGGAAGCGCCTTGCAGGACGTGTACGCCACTTACGGTCAGGCGACCAGGTCCGAGTACCTGGACTACGACACCATCTACAGCCTGGCCCAGGAGACCACCGGTCAGATGTCGGGCGGCACCTGGTACCACTGGGTCTCGCTGCGCGGCGTGCAGGGCTCGAATATCTGGATTGCCAATTCAGCCCCTGGTTACAAGGGGGTCTACGACATCCTCAGCCGAGCAGACTTTGACCGCCTCGGCCCATTTTCAGTTGTGTGGCTGACGGAGGACTGAATGCAGATCACCCGACCCGCGGTAACGATAGGCTGGATCATCGCCCTGGTCGTGCTGCTGTTGGCCCTTCTGGGGATCCTCAATGTGCTGCCGTTTTCGATGCTGATCGTCTACGGTTTGATCGGAGCGCTGGCGGTAGCACGCCTCCTGTGACGTGGCCGAGCAGCCGCCGGATGACCGGGACAGCGGGATGTCCATCGACTTCACCCTGAGCATCGGCTACCACCGCCGGCGTCCCAACACCATGGGCGACCGACTCGAGGCGCGGATGGACTCGCTCGGACTGTTCCTTGTCGGAGCAGCTGTCGCCATTGCACTGGTAGTCATCGTCCTTCCGCGCATCCTCGACTGGATCAGCCGCCTCTGAAATTGTCACCAGCATTGTCACCTCCAGCGTCACCTGGGGACGGGTCACAACGGGTCTGGACGGGTGTAGTCTGAGATCAGATTGGTACCTTGAGATGGCTCGAACACAACACGGCTGGAAGTACAAAAACCCCTGGTCTGATCTCAGAACAGGGGCTCCGGGTGCGGATTGTTACCAGTGTTGTTACCTTATGCTGACGGCACGCCTCCTGACGTGTCCCCAGGCGACATCAGTCTTCTACGTAGGGCTCGTCAGCGGTATTGATCGTACAGACGGTGAGCACAACCCGGTGACGCTCGCGACCTTCACCGAACCAGCCCTCTCGGAATTCCGGGTTTCTTTCAGGCGGATTCCATTCCACCTGAAATCCCCAATTGGCCTCATCTATGAGCCGCTGAACAACGCGCTCAATGTCCTCAGGTCCGACCGTGTCACGGTCGATAACCATCGTCATGGGGATGCCCTCACCCTCAGCACTGGTTGGGCAGGGGTAGTTCGGTCCGTCACCGTCCATAGATGCCAGCAGTTCGAGTAGCCAGACTTTGTCTGTCATCCTTTCTCCTTCCAGGCCTTGAGGTTGGTAGCTGTTTCACTCAATCACCACCAGTTCGGTCTTCTTGCCCAGGTGGGCGGCCTGCCACATCGTCCAGCAGCCGCCGCTCTTGACATGCTCGGGTGCTGTACCGCCGAAGTGCGGCGCATATCGCTGGCAGTGGTAGCAGCCACCGGGGAAGCGCATGCCACGGTAGGTTGGTGGCAGTTCCCTGACGGTGATGCAGGCCACCAGGTCGCTGTCCTGGGCGATCTTCAAGTTGCGGTCCTTGTAGCCACCAGGCGGGCTCCAGGCGTTGATCTTGGGTTGGTGCTCACGGGTGGCGACGCCGGCCCAGGTCGCCTCCTCGATGGCCCACCAGTCGATGCCTCCGAGTGGCGAGTGTCCGCTGATCACCAGGCTGGCTCCGTCGATCAGGCGGCGGATCTCCTGGCGGGCGAGCGCTTCGGTCAGCTGGTTGAACTTGGCTGCTTCGCTGCCGACGATGCCGATCTTCACGGCCTGAACTCCAGACATGCGCAGAATCGCCACAAGCACCACCACTTGAAACCCAGAAAGTTTTTGATGTGCAGGTTGCGAGGGTGTTTACAGCTGGCGCACTTATGGGTGTCTTTGACCATCTGAATAGTTCTTATCGCTACCAAGCGTGTCCGATGTGCACGAAGCCACACCATTTGCAGCGATAAGCGGTCCATCGTTCGCCACTGCGCTTGCGTTGGAACGCGACCATGCGGCCAGCTTCGTCCAGTGATTCAAACTGGCGCTTCTGTCCGCATTGCCGTTCGCGGACGTGGCGCTTGCTGGACATATCACTCCGTATCTCTACCAAGCGCCTCAGAGAGATCGCCGTAGGGGCAGCGGCAGCGGTAGTTGTCGCTGGCACCCGCCGGGCAGTCCGACCAGTGCCCGTAACTCTTGACTTCTTCGAGTGCCGCCCGCAGCCGCTCGCGTTCGGCCCACACCTCAGCCAGCTTCTTCTGCCACTGGTCGCACTCGGCTGACAGTTCGTCGCGCTCGCGAGCGACCTCGCGCATGACGAGGTCCTGGCGCACTGGGATTCGGGCATCAGTCATAGCGCTGTCGATCCCTACGCTGAACGATCAGACGGGTGAAGGCCAGGCCGCCGACAAAGCCAGCGCATGCGGCACCCACAACCGCCGTGCCGTACTGCTCGTGGGCGAAGCTGAACAGCGCCGTCAGGGCCAGCATAACCACTGTGATCATGTCCAAATAGTTCGTTACCCTCATCGGTTTCCTTCTCGTCCATGCAGCGCTGGTAGCGAAACCAGCGGCCAATCAACAACGCACACGCCAGGCCGCCCGCCATCCAACCCAAGAGCAGCCAGCCGATCATCCGAACAGTCTCCGCGGGCCTCTGCGCGAGGTCAGGAAGCGATTGAACAGCCGCCAGGTCTGGTCCTCGACGTAGCGCCGCTCGCTCTTGGTGAGGCGCATGCCTGGCACGCCCGCGTCCATCATCGCTCCGGCCAGGGCGCCGACCATCATGCGCTCGCGTACCAGCCGTTCGTTCAGCCGCTTCTCTAGCAGATCAGAGCAATCGGCACAGGCCGCCCAGCCACCACTCGAGCCCCAGGCGTGCTCGGCGACCTCGAAGTCGCCAGCTGGGTAGAACCACTCGGGGTCGTTCGCCGAGCAGAAGTCACACTTAGCCGACACCGGACGCCACCAGCCCATCCGCGGACAGGGGTGCAGCTGCCTTCTCTTCTCGAAGCGCCAACTCCATGAAGGCGCGGATCTCACCCTGCTGCTCCACGATCATCGGCCTGGCCTTGAAGCCGGCCTCCCTCAGCCGCGGAGCCAGGTTGTTCATCATCTTCCTGTACTCGGCCTCATCCTTTAGCTTCACAACGGTCACCCTCTGTTGCTCGTAATCCGCCAGGATCCGGGTCGCCAATTGGGCCCAGATACCTGGAGGACGCTGTCTCCGGCGCCCCTGGGGAACTTCGTCCGGGGCCACTGAGCCGACGATTTCCATGACTCTTCCCTTCTATTTCCACATCGTCAATGAGCAGCACAGAGCGCTGCCTGCGGGCTTCCTGTGCAGCGTTCTCGGCGGCCAGCCGCTCGAGGACCTCTTCCAGCGTTTCGGTCTGGCTGGGCGGCCAGACAATGGCCCATTTATCGAGGTAGCGGTGGAGTGTGCGGCGCGAGATGCCCAGGGCCTGGGCCACTTCCTCACGCGAGCGGTGATCTCTGGGCAGCTGCTCGTAGACCTCGAAGAGTTGTTTGGCGAACACTCGCTCATCGAAGCGGGTTGAGCCAGCTGGGCGCCCTCGTCCGGGGCTGCGCTGGGTATGGATGACGCCGACGCTGGCGATGCCATAGATCCTGGCGAGTGCCTTCTTTAGCCTGGCGACTTCTCCGACCAGGCGCTGGATCTCGATCTCTAACTCTTGCTCTTTTCTCACTTACCCTTTTGCCTCCGGCCTAACTCCCGAGACCGGCGACTGTCACATGTGGATGCACCGTGTCAGGATGCGAATAGTCCCGTCTGCCTTCCCGTCAGAAAGAAGGTCGGCAAGCCGAATGCCAGCCAGGACTACTGGGGGGAACCAGCCATCGATGTTCTGTCGCCAGCCATTGCCTTGTGCGCCACTGCCGCTTAGGTTGCGCACCATCTGTGCGTGTCCGAGCAGTGCTTGCTTACGACTGGTGTAGTGCCACTGGTAGTCATCGATGCGTTCAGGCTCACCATCCCCCTTGGTGATGAAGGCAACCGTGTCCCAGAGAGCGGGCGGGTTGTGATGGAGTGGGTCAAAGCCGAGGAACGTTGTCATCACCGTTACGATGCCTTCCTCGGACTCCCACTCGTCTGTACACAAAAAGCGCCTCTGGTCGGTCTCCTGCCATTGTGACCAGTGCCGCTCGTCTGCCTCGCGGACAGGGTGCCCGCGAGTGTCGAGAATGTAGAAATCGTCTTCCACCTACCATCCCCACCTCATCGGTCACGACCTCTGGATCAGGACCACTTCGATGTCCGTACCCTGCTTGTCTCGGATGCGGCGCAGAGCCTCGTCTATGGTCGGTGCAGCGACTGCGACGGTGCGACTGACGGTGTAGGTGATGAACCATTCCCTCTCCTGAATGGTGAGTGAAGGCACCGCCAGTGCAGCTGCCCTCTGGGGCATTGGCGATTCCTGAGCGGGGGTCGGCTGATCGGTGGCGGCGCCTGGTGCCTGGCCCAGGTGCAGCTGGTGAACGGCGGACGCCTGGTAGCCGTTGTCGGTCATGCTGCCTTCCCACTGGCTGCGTGGGCGGACGCCGTGGTCGTTCAGCACGCGGTACAGCAGGCCAGGGCTCATGCTGTACGCGGTCTGGATCTCGTGGACGGGGATGTTGGGGTCGGAATACAGGCGGATGATCTCGGCTTCGTCTTCCGCAGTAAGCCGCTTCGGGCGGCCCCTGGAGGTGAGGGTGCCGCGGCTGGTCCAGCGCATCGTGGCGACCGGCTCAGGCTCTGATTCGGCGGCCATCTCGCGGATGACCGGCTCGGGGATCGGCTCATCCTCAGCCACATAGTCTGGCTCCCAGACTGGCCGCAGCGTGCCCTCGCTCAGGTCGCGGAAGTACGCCTCGTCATCGCGGATGATCAGTTCCTCGTTTTCTGTGATCCGCCCGTGGGGGTGCCAGCGCACACGATCAGCACGGCTCTCCATCTTGAAACGCCGCCGCACGCTGGCGAGGACGTTCGCGTCGATGCCCAGGGCGTGCAGGAGGTCATTCACCGGCACGTCGGTGTCCTCGTACAGGCGGCGGATCATGTTGTCCTGCCCGGCGTCATGCGGCCTGCGGTGGAACAGGCTCATGTACAGCCCTCGCTGGGGTGTGCCCTCCTTCGGCACTCCCTCAGTTTTGATGCGGGCAATGGCCGCTTCACGATGGTCCTCGGGCAGCTGCTTCAAGCGGATGGCTTCCCAGAGTTCTTCCATCGTGCTGAAAGGCACACTTCCGCCCATCTGAACTGGCAATGCTTGCTCCTCCCTCCTGGGTTGTGTCGCCAGGTGTTCCTCGACTGCGCGGCGTAAGGCGCGCCGCTCCTTGATCTGACGCCAGCGTGCGCGGACGTCGGGTTTGACTTTCCGCCAGCATTGTTCGCATAAGTTGAACCTGGCGGATCGATGGCGGGTCTGTCCGCACTGGCGACAGCGAGCGTGTGATACATGCGGTGACAACGCACCCCTCCCTGGTTGTCTGAAATGCAAAAAGAGCCACAGGGAGTAACCCCTGTGGCCCATAAGCGGCTAGTGGTGGCCCAGGTCACACTGCCTGGGCCTCGCGGCGCGTACGGAGCGCCTCGAACATCGCCTGGATGGCCGCCGCGCCCTCGTCCTGACCCTCGACGTCATGCAGGTAGTACTTGAACAGCGTCTGCTTGTCCTTGTGGCGAGCGTTGCGCGAGACCTCGGACGGAGGCACGCCCGCATTCACCTGGACGGTGATGTAGTCATGCCGCCCACGGTGCAGCGTCATGTGCTCGGCGCCCGCGGCGGTGCGCAGCTTGGCGAAGCGGTTCTTGAGCGTGCTCGGCAGGGTCATCAGCCCGTCCTCGGTGAAGACCCAGTCGCCAGGCTGACGCTCGGTCTGGTGGCCTGGGCGCGCCTGGCGCTGGCCCCACCTGGAGCCCATGCTGAGGCGCAGTTCGTTCTGGGCCGCCTTCTGCTTGCGCAGGACCTCGGCCACGTCCTGGGGCAGCGGCACGCGGACCAGGGTCTCCGAGTCCCCGTCATCGTTTTTGACGCGGCGGACGAAGTACTCACCCTCCAGCTGCTGCACCTGGCGCACGATCTCGACGTGGTCATCGTGGATGTCAGCCCACTGCAAGCCGCACAACTCGCCCCCGCGCAGGCCCAGCCCCGTGGCGACAGGCCAGAGCGCTGCCATGTGCGGCGGCAGGACGCTCTGACTGGCGTCGACCATGCGCATGGTTACCGACAGGTTGGTCTTGTGCTGGCGCACACCCTTGCGCGTCTTGGACGCGCCTGACGGGTAGTCGAGGTGCTTGGCCGGGTTGACGCGCATGCCCGAGCGGCTGGGGTTGGACTTCATCGCCTCGCCAATGGCGTGGACCACCTTGATGCAGCTGGTCTGGGTCGGCACCGGCACGCCGCACTTGATCATGCGCCGCGTCCAGGCTTCCAGGTTCTCCAGGTTCAGCTGCTGATCGGGCCGACCCTTGCCGCCCAGGCGCAAGAACGCACACCCGTAGTCCTTGTGCTTCAGGTGGTTGCGGATGACCGCCTTGTAGTTGGTCAGCGTGGCCGGCGACTTCTCGCCCGCCAGGACCTTGGTAGTCAGGATGTCCGCGAGGTACCAGTCCGCGAAGTCCCCGAACGTGGTGATCTCGGACGAGGAGCGGGCGGTGCCCTCCTCGACGTCCTCGAACAGCTTGACCCACTTGCGGCGCAATTCCTCGACGGTCTTGGCGCCCAGCGGCTTGTGGCCGACATTGATCCCGTCCACGTAGCGAACGGGTGTCCAGACCTGGTAGCTGGTGACCTTGCCCAGCTTGTTGCGCCGCTCCCGCGGGGTTGGCATTGCCGTGATATCGCCACCCTTGGGGGCACGCTTGCGATTAGACTGCGAGTGCATCGGTAGATTGCTCCTATCGGTGTACGGGGGTCCGGCCTGGCAGGGTCGAGGCCCCCAATTTGTCGCTCGCCCACTCGTTGGGCGGCGGCCTGAGTATGGTGGATGGCGGGCATTGTTACCAAATAAATGCCCACCTGATCTCGCGCCTGGAAGTTTCATGCGGCGAGACCTCGGAAGCGATACAGGGACTGCCGAGGACATCCTGGGTCCGGGGGCCACCTCGCCCCCAGTCGATTGATCGTCTTACGCAGCGTGCGACGCTCCCAGCCAAAGCGCTCCGCGACGCGGACCAGGCTGGGCTTGCGATCAGGCTCGGCGTCCTGCTCATCGCGGTAGTGCTGGTCCAGTTTGCGTTGGAACGCCTCGGCGTCCCGCTCGTAGGGAGGTCGGCCTACGCCGAGTCCAACGTGGCGGATGCCGGCGGCGGCATCGAGTGCGTCCCAGGCTTGTCTATGGCATCGGCATCGCCCACTGCACGTCATGCAATTCACCGCGCCTCCTCGTGTGCAGCTGTGCCCCGCGCCCATGCACACCAGCCTACGCCCGCGGACATGTGTCGACAAGTCACCTAACTGGTCTCTCTTGGGGTTAGGGCACAGCCCAGTATGCCCCTATGGATTGCATGATGAGCATGGGCAGCTGTACCAAAATTCGGCACAGGGCAAATTCATGCACAACTCCCGCCTAGCGGGCGCTCAGCTGGCCGGCACAAGCTGGCGTTTGTGTCCAGCTGGATGACGTTTCAAATCCGATTGCGCCCGCGGGAGATGGGGCTGCTGACTGTCATGGCCGAACAGCAGCGGCGCCGCCCCCAGGAGCAGGCAGCGGTGTTGGTCGCCGAGGCGCTGGCCGCCTGGGCTGAAGACGCCTATGCCGGGACCGACGCGGGCGCCGAACTGGAGGCTGAGCCATGAGGGCTCTCGAAGACATCGACTACGAGGCTGACCGCGACGCGGATCTGGGCATGCCCATCCTGCTGACCAAGCAGCAGGCAGCTGCCTGGGCCCAGGTCAGCCTGAGCAAGTTGCAGGAGTGGCTGGACGAACCTGGTTTCCCGGCCATCCGTACGCCGCGGCACGTCCGCATCCACGCTCGCAAGTTCGAGGAGTGGTTGGCGCACAAAGCGGGAGGTGAAGCGTGAGCATCTCGACGTCCAGCAATTTCCCGGATCCCTGGACAAACGTGAATCTGCTCAGGCAGCTGGCCGAGGACGTGCGTGACATCAAGGAGCGCCTGGGTCAGAGCGAGTCGCAGTCCAGCGTGGAGATCGCCACCAGCACCAGGGGCACCGACATCAAGGTCAAGTGTTACCCGTACAGCGACGTTGTCCAGGCAGGCGACGCCGCCCTGGAGGAGTACCTGCGGCTGCGCCGAGAGATCGAGCAGCGGCTGATGGACAACTTCACCCAGGAGGCGGCCAAGCGGAGCAAGGCGTGAGAGCGCTGAGCGAGCGGCAGATCAAGACGTGCGAGCGCTCGCGCAAACCTCGCTGCCGCTGCCGCTGTCGCGGCCAGCTGCACGGCATCCGCGCCGAGGGCTACGTGCAGCAGCCCATGTTTCACATCCCACTCGAGGAGCAGCACCAGAGCAAGGAGCAGACGGGTGATCCCAGGTGAGTCGGAGAAGCACTTCCAGGCCGAGGTCACCCGCTTCTGCAAAGCGGTGCACGCCCGCGTGTATTTCACCCAGCGTTCGAAGGGTTCACCCGAGGGCTGGCCGGATCTCATCATCCTCAAGCCGCCCTTCATGCGCATCCGCGAACTCAAGACCAACACGGGCGGGCTCTCCCTCCCGCAGCGGGAAACCATCGACCTGATCAAGGCATGCACCCAGTTCGACGTGGACGTCTGGCGTCCCCGCGACTGGCAGCGAATTGTGGAGGAACTATCAGCGTGAGCGAGCAACACCAGCACCAGGTGCGCGTGACCTACCGCCGCCAGCTGAGCGATGGCCGATACGGGACAGAAGCAGCCGAACTGTCGCTCGAGGACTGGACGGTGGACGATGACGAATTACTGGCAGAGTTGCTACTGCTCCAGGCTGCAAGGCTTGTCAACAGGCAGCTGGCGCAGTCTCAATCGGCGCAGGTTCGCTCTGCGGCGAGCCCGCCGCCGACGCAGCGCTCCGCGGAAGTGAGGGTACCCGAAGACGAGGCCCCGTTCTAATGGCCCTGGTCGGCCTGGCGATGCTCGTCATCGCCCAGACAACGGACGTCGATCAGCTGGCGCAGCAGGCCGGCGTGGATCCTGGCGACCTGGCGGCAGCTGCCGCCAGCACCGGCCTGGACGCTCGAGAGTACCTGTACGCCGTGGGCGAATTGGCCCGACCGGTAGCCGACAGGTACGCCATCCAGGCGGAGTGCATCGAGGCCGCGGAGAGCGGCGGCGCCAACGTCTGGAACCGCGGCGGCAGTGGCGCGGGCGGCGTCATGCAGTACTTCCCTGGCACGTTCGCCCGCGGCGCCAAGGAATTGGGGCATCCAGAGTGGTCGCTCTGGGTGCCCTGGCAGGCCCGCCTGGTGGCGGCCCACGACCTGGCTATGGGGCGGCGCGCCCAGTGGACAGTTGGAGGTTGCAGATGAGCCGCGCAAAGGACCAGCCGATGTCACCCGGCGAGGCGTACTTCCACGCTCTGACGATTGCGTCGATGGTGCTGTCCGAGATCCGCATTGCCGAGATGCCCGAGGACATGCGCCGCCTGGATGAGGCAGCGGCGTACACCGAGCAGGAGATCGCCTCGCTGGAGGCGTGCCTGAACCGTCTGGCACGCGAGTTCAAGGTGCGCGCCAAGCACATGGCCGAGGCGCAGCACGAGTACCTGGAGCACTACGAGAAGCTGGCGAGGCGCAACTGATGGCAACTGAAGCCAAGTCCATCGAGCGCATGAACAACCAGCAGCTGAAGCGGCGCATTGAACTCAATCAGCAGGCCCGCTTCGGGTTGCAGAACGCGACCGTGTCGCAGCTGAACATCATCTTCATGTTGTGCCGCCGCCTGGACCTGGACCCGCTCGAAGACATCACCCTGATGCACGGGCACCCGTGGTACACGATCAACGGCACGCTCAAGATGATGCGCCGCCACCGTGAGTACGCCGGCTTCCAGCAGTGGCCGCTCAAAGAGGACGAGAAAGTAGCCGGTGGCTGGCAGAAAAGCGACATCGTGTGGGCCACCACGATCAGGACCAGGTCCTGGGGCGAGATCACCCAGTGGGGCAAGGTCACCCAGGACGAGGTGCGCGAGGGTCAGTCCCAGAAGACCCCCATCGGATCCAACCCCGTCGAGATGGCCCAGAAGCGCTCAGCCCAACACTGCATTCGCGCCGCCTTCGGCCACGAGGCCGCGCCTGACGAGGCCGAGATGGAGCAGCTGCTCGCGGAGGAGATCGCCTCGCGCAACGACCCCGTCAAGGTGGCCCAGCACGCGGCGAAGTACGACCAGATCTTTGGAGAGGACGAGCCCAGGCCGCAGCCGGCGCTGCCGGTGGTGCCGCGGGGTGTGAGCGTGGCCGAGGACGTCGCCGCTCGGGCGGCCCAGCTGGAGGCGGACGTGACCGCGGATAGCGACATCGAAGAGGGGGACGAGTGGCCGGGGACTGCACTGAGCCGCGCCTGGCAGCGCAACAAGCAGCTGTCCGAAGAGGCGCACAAGCAGAAGATTCGCCCGCGCACGCTGTCTGGCCGCGCCAGCCTGGAAGAGATCGAGGCGGCCAACAGCGAACTCGAAACGCTCCTGAACAATTGACCGCCGCCCTGAACTCCCACCCCGGGGGATTGCATGTCACGCGAGCCACTGCGTATTCGGGCGAACCTGCGCCGCGTCCAAGTCGGCAGCGGGGGCTACGCCGAGATTGAGTTTGCTACTGAACTGAGTCCTGATCTGCTGCGCCTGGCGTCCCGCCTGGGCGCCAGCTTTTCAATCCTGATGGTGGCCGATGACCCAGCCGTGGAGGCAGCTGAGCCAGAGCCCCAGCGGTCTTGAGCCGTGAACGGGCAACCCTATCTGCCCTGGGCCAGCACCCGCTGGCTGGCCCACGAGATGGTCCGCATCGAGGTCCAGCTGCGCAAGGTCCGCAACGCCGGCTATGACGAGTATGCAGACATGCTCGAGGCGTACCGCGAGTTCGTCCGCGACTATCGCTCAGCTAGCCTGCGCCACGAGCCGCTGGTCGACCTGACCCGCTGCCCGGCATGCGAGCGGCTGATCACCCGCGAAGCTTGCGACGTGGGCGAGCGCTGCGCCTGGTGCGAGGCATCACCGCTGGAGCACGTCGATGTCGGAGCGTGACCGCCAGCGGCGGCTGCACGTCGAGAACCGCCTGCAAGAACTGCGCTCAAAGTACGGACGCGAGGCCGAGTCGGAGCCGCTGCCTGACTGGCTCGATTCCTGGGAGGGCTACCAGGCGCAGCTGGCCCAGGATGAGCCGCAGCAGCCGCTGGCGGGGCCCGCAGAGATCGAGGCGGAACATGGGCCCCCGCAGCCGGAGCCCCCACAGAAACGCGTTGTAGAGCGATTTGTGACACCCCCCGCCGAGGGTCCGCGAGGCCCAGGCTGGTGAGCCCGCCCCAGATCTCGGAGTACTCCGACGAGATTCGCTACCTGTGGGTGGATCGGCACGTCCAGCTGATTTTCACCAAGCTGCACGAGTCCGACAGCGGGCGGGTGTTGGGCTTCATGACCGCGGTCAATCCTGACCGACGCAGTGGGGCTGGGCCCGAGCGGTTGTACTGGCAGGCGGTCTCGCTGACCACTGCTAGCGACCGCAAGATAGTGACCGCCAAGCTGGAGAGCCTGGTCCCAGGCTTGCCGAAGGGCACCTGGGAGCAGGACATCGACCGCTGTTTCATGGACGTCTACGAGCGGCATACCGCGGTGCCCGAGCCGGTCATCCTGACGGGTGTCGAGGAGGCCGACCTGGAGACCGACAACCTGATCGATCCGGTCCTGCCGCTCGGCCAGGTGACGCTGCTGCTGGCAGACCAGGGTTCGACAAAGTCGTTTCTGATGCTGTACCTGTCGGCGTGCATCACCCTGGGCGCCAGGACGGTGTTCTCGGAGCCGTCCCGCACGGGACCCGCGATCTACTTCGACTGGGAAGTGGACGAGCGGGTCGCCAACAAGCGGCTGGCGTGGATCTGTCGAGGTCTCGGCTCGAGCCCGCCGCGGTCTCTGCACTACGTGAACATGTCCACCAGGGGCAGGATCTTCGACCGTGTCCGCGACATGCGGCACATGATCGAGCGTATCCAGCCGGTGCTGGTGGTCATCGACAGCCTGACGTTCGCCACCGGCGCCGACCTGAACTCAGCTGAGTACGCGGCGCCAACGATGGCCGCCATCGGCTCGCTGGGTGAAGGTGTCACCAAGCTGATCAGCGCTCACCCCAACAAGGCCAGCCGCAATGCGGAGACCGAGGACATCAGCGTCATCGGCTCCACGCTGTTCGAGTACCGCGCTCGAGCGATCTGGCACATGAAGCGTGAGCAGGCCAGGACTGCCAGGTTCGGGGTCAGCATGACACCCCGCAAGCCGTTCGACGGACCACCCCAGAGTCCCCTGGCGTACACCATGGACTTCGATAACGTGAACCACCTGGTGCGTTTCCAGAGCGCCAGGCTGAGCGACATGCCCGGCCTGGAGAAGACCACGATGACGCTGGGCGAGAAGATCCGCCGCGCCCTGGCTCGCAACGGCAGGCTGGATACCAACCAGCTGGCCGAGATCCTGGGCATCAAGCCAGACCAGGTCAAGGTGGAATGCGGGCGCATGCCGGACGTGTTCCCCATCATCGGCGGCGGGGGACGTGGCAAGGCCACGACCTGGGCTCTACGGGCGTAAACCGGAGCATGCTACGGTTTGCTCCGGTTTTGCTCCGGTTTCTTGCTCCGGTTTCCAGTTCACCCAGAAACCGGAGCATTGCTCCGGTTGCTCCGGTTTTAAACCGTAGCTGCTCCGGTTTATGGGGCGTTCCACGGTGTTTCACGGGGTGGGCTCAATCTCAAAAATGGGGCTCCTCTGGACATATATATAAGTACGTAGGAGTTACGTACTCTTCTTCTGGTGGGGCGGACGTAGTTTCCCCGGCCAAGCGGGCTCTGCGTTGGGCGCATCCCGCCCCCACCCTTGTGGGTCGGCTTAAATAAAAAAATTCCCCGCCCGACGCGAATGGCCGGGCAGGGGATGGGCTCAGTGGCGAGGGTGTTCGCGGCGGTCACGCTCCAGAAAGCGGGTGTTGCGCCAGTCCTGGAAGCGCTCGGCGCCGACCATGATCAGCCAGCAGATACCCACGCCGATGACGATCAGGCCGACGATGCCGACCAGCAGCAGAAAGAAGTTCATGCGACGCTCCTGGGGTTGGCCTTGCGGATCATCTTGCGGTGCGACCTGGGCAGTTCGCGCTGGATGGTCTCCAGCGCCAGCCCCAGAAACGGCGGGATGGTGCGCATGCCGACTTCCCACTTGGCGACCGTGACCTGGTGCACGCCGAGCAGTCGCGCCAGCTGGCCCTGGGTCAGCTGGTAGTAGTTGCGCCAGGCGGCCAGCTGGTCACCGGTCATGGCCGACCTCGTAGTAGCGGCGGCACTGCTTGCACCAGCCGCTCTGGTTCAGCTTGCCGCGGTGGCTCGGGCAGCTGGGGTAGCGCGCCCACCAGGGCGCACAACTCCAGCAATTGTCGCGTAATGAGTGACCATAGGCGCCCTCGTTGGTGACGCCTGGGCAGTCGACCCAGACTGGCTTGGGCTTCATGGAGATTGTCCTCCTGGGGGCTCAGAACTGCGCGAGGGGCACGCCACAGTTGCGGCAGGCGTCCTCGCCATGGGCGATGAGCGGCTTGCTGGGCAGCGGCCCGTCCAGCCGCTCGCAGCGGTACAGCTGAGCGCCGCAGCACACGGAGTCGAACAGGACGTGTGCGTCGGGGTCGGCGACCTCGTGGTTGTGCTCGCCCCGCGGCAGCAGCTGGTCGATGAGCGAGCGCAGCTGCTCCAGGTCGGCGTCAGAGAAGGCGACCTCTTCGGTATCGTCCGGGTCGAAGCCGCCGATGGCGCGCATGTTCAGGCGGTACAGGCCGGCGATGTTGGCTGACGCTTCAGCGGTGAAGTCAGCCCAGATGCGGGTGGTGGTCATGCAATTGCTCCTTGCAGGTTGATGGCGTCTAGCCACTGGTGGATCTCGGGGACACCGCGGTCGCGTCCGCGGAAGGTCAGGTACGTGCCATCGGCTGAGTCGCAGCCCATGGCGTGGGCGGCGCGCAGGCGAAGCGCCGAGTTGACGCGCCCCATGTGGATGGCTTTGCCCTTGGCGATAGCCAGGTCGCACAGGCGGCGGGCGCCGCGGCTGAGTTTCCACTCGCCCTGACGGTTGTCGCGGTCGACCAGCTGGGCATCCGGGCCGCCGCCCAGGAACAGGACGTCGAAGGCGGACCAGGGGATCTTTGCCAGGTGGCACTCGAGCCCGTTCTGGGCGACCAGGGCGGCCTTGTAGCCCAGGCCGCGGATGAGCGGCAGGATGGGCAGCGAGCGTTTGACGGTGGCCTGCCAGTTGCCGATGACGTCCGGCGCGACGGCGAACAGGGCCTGGTCGCGGAGGTGAGCCCACTTGTCAAGCAGGCCCAGGAAGCGGGGCAGGCTGAAGGGTTTTTTGCCCTTCGACAGCCACTCGGTGAAGACCCCGTTGTCAAGACCAAAAACCCCCAGTTCTGGTGGGTTGTTGCCCATGTACGGGTTGAACAGGACGCCGAAGTCGGATCGGGCGCCCAGGGCGGCGGGCACGATGGCGCCCGACAGGTAGGTCATGGTCTTGCCAGACCCAGCGGAGTAGAGACTGCTCACGAGATTGCTCCTCGGTGAATGGCCCCTGGCAGGGGGCGAGTCAGACTGATGGGCTCATCAGCAGGCGCAGTACGCCTGGACGCCTCGCGGCGTTTCGCCCTAGCGGAGGATGTCGCAGAAGTGACAGGTGGGGCAGAAGCACTCGCTGTCGATCTGGGGGACGTCGCGTTCGTCCACCATCAGGCAGGACTCGGCCATGCGCAGGTGGTCCGCGCAGAGGCGGACCACTTGTTGTTGGCTGGGATCGTGTTCGACGTGGATGCGGTAGAAGGCGTTCATGACGCCCGCTCCACATGGAACACCTCGACGTTGATCGACCCAACGCGATAGCGGTAGGTTGGGTGGTCCTGGCTGGCGTACATGCGACTGCTGGTCTTCATGCAGCGGGAAAAGAAGCTGTTGTAGCCAGGTCGGCTGTCATCGATGAAGTCGAAGGTGTCGCCAACGGAAAGGTCGCGGAAGCGGATGGAGGCGGTTTGGTTGTTCATGAGATTGCTCCTCTCGAACTAGGCGAGCGCTGCCCCGACCAGGGAGCCGAGGGCAGCGAACGCGGGGCTGATGACCGATTGGCCCAGGATCTCGTGGGCTGTCGTTTTGGGCAGACCCTTGATCAGCTGAGCGGGGATGCCCTTGATCCGAGCGTGCTCGGCAGGGCTCAGCAGGCGGCTCAGGCCCGGCCTGGTCGGGTGGGCCAGGCGCGGGTCGGTGGAGCCGCCCTTCTGGTAGCCGCGCCGCAGCGTGGGCACCGAGGTGGAGGACGCCGACAGCAGCCGCTGCTGGAACTTGTTGCCCTTCGCCGCGTCCCGAGCCGACTTGCGGTCCAGGTGGGCGAAGGTGTGCCAGTCCTCAGCTGGGGTGCGCTTGTCCAGGACCTCGCCCAGGCTGGTGTGCTCGCGCACTCCGACCAGTGCGTCCAGGTCGATGTCCAGGCCACGGGTGGTCGCCACCATGATCCAGCGTGATCTCGCCTCGAGCGACCACTCGGCGCCGTCGAGGACGCGCTCGTGGATGACGTAGCCCCAGCGCCCCAGGCGGCGGCGGATCAGGTCGGCGGACGCCGAGTCGGCGTACTCGGGCACGTTCTCCAGCACGATGGCGGCGGGTTGCAGGACGCGGATGACCTCGCAGAAGGCAGCTGCCAGGTCGGCCACCTGGACGTCCTCTTCGGGGCGGCCCAGGTGCTTCTTGCTCCTGCCGGCGCGGCTCGCGGCGACGCACGGCAGGCCGCCTTCGAGGACGTCGCACTCGGGCAGCGAGGCTGGGTTGATGTCGCCCAGGTCGGCCTCAACCGCCAGCGTCGACGCCGACCAGGCCGGGTTGTGCGCCCGCGCCTGGTCGAGGTAGTCGTTAGAGATGTCGTTGGCGAAGGACAGCTGCGCCTTGTGCCCCGCTGCCTTCAGGCCGCGCAGGATGGCTTCGGAGGCGACGCCGCCGCCGTGCGACAGGGAGCCGAGTCGGACGGGCTGACCCGCTGCCAGGCGGGCATTCAGACGGACCAGGCGAGCGCGTGGGTCGGTCGGGTCGACGGTGACGGTGATCTCACCGCGGTAGAAGCGGACTTCGACCAGGTCGATGTCGCCCAGGCCTCGGGTGAGCAGGTCGATGACCGGCGCGCCGCTGGGCTTGTGGCTGACCTTGTGATCGCCCGTGGCAGACAGGCGGATGCGCAGCACCCCAGCCGTGGTGCGGGCCGAGTAGCGGGCGCCTTTCAAAAAGCCGGTGGCTTGCAGGCGGTTGCCCTGGAGCCAGACCCGCCGAGCACCCTTGTGGGTGCCCAGCCGCAGGCAGGCCAGGTATCGGGCGGTCTTGCCCGTGGCAGTGGTGCTCATGAAGATTGCTCCTTCGGGGCTGGGGTGAAGCGGCGGGCCGCCTCGCGGAAACATTCGATGTGGGCGACTTTGCCCGAGCGCAGGTTGAGCAGCTGGTCGTACTCGATGTGCTCACCGCAGTAGCGGCACGGGCGCAGCCACTTGGGCAGGCTCATCGGCCTGCCACCAGCTGGCGGTAGACGGTGCAGCCGTTGGCTCGAGCGCAGCGAAGGTACGCGGCGGTCTCGGCGCGACCGTACTGGCGCCACTCGAAGGTGTAGGTGTCGGTCGAATCGGGCCGAGCGCTGACGCTGCCGTCGCGGCGGATGATGACGGTGGCGGCAGTGACGTCCTCGACGCGGTAGACGCGGACAAGAGAGTGATTGCGTTCCATGAGATTGCTCCTCGTGGTGACCTGACTCATCGGTGCCAGGCGGTCAGCCCTGACAGACGCACATGGCGTTTCGTCCTTCCGAGATGCAGGGCTTTCAACCCTGCAAGCTGGCTCAATCTCGGCTGAGCCTCAGGTGTTCCGGCTCATGCTCAGCGCTCCTGGCCCGCCTCGTGTACTTCGACGCTCACGCTGTCTCGTGAGCCGCTCTTGCTGGGTGTTTTCCACTGCGTCAGGGTTGGCTGGGCGATGCTCCGCACCGTCCAATGTGCATCTCCTCGGGGAGACCGACCCAGGTGCTCCTGGGCTCGGCAGCGAACGGGGCGCGTCACTCGGTGGGAGCCAGCTGGCTCAACCAGGCCGAGGGGCCTGCGCTCGCTTTTCGGTTGTTCAGGTGCCGTCCGCCGCATCGCTGCGACGTGCCGACACAATAGCCATTGGCTACAAAAGTGCCAACAAAACGGGGCTGTCCGCTGAGATGGCCGATATAACAAACGCGTCACAAACTGAACTGAAAAGAGGGATTCTGCAAAACTGGCGGGCGGGATGGGCAAGAAGGTTGAGCGGTGGACTCGGGAGCGCGCAGCCGAGCAGCTGGCGCCCGAGATGGCCCAGTACCGACCCGTAGGCTTCGAGAGCGTGCCGCTGGCTCCTCAGCCCGAGCCGAAGCCCAAGCCGAATCACCGTTCAGATCGCAGGGGCCGCCTGGCATCTCGCACGGGTTCTGCCACGGGGCTGAACCAGACTACGAACTACCGTCCCCTGTGGCAGCTGAGCGAGGCGAAGGAGCGCTTTCTGGCCGAGTACGCAGAGCGCGGCACGATGGTTGAGTGCGCTCGCCTGGCCGGCCTCAGCTACCAGGCGGTGCAGCACGCGATTGAGAAGGACGCCGAGTTCGCAGAGGGCTATCGGCAGGCCGAGCAGGCGGTACTCGAGAAGCTGGAGCGAGAAGCGATGCGGCGAGCCGTCGAAGGTACGGTGGTGCGCTCCCGCAAGTTCTGGCACGGCGAAATGGTGGGTGAGGACATCCGCACCGAGTACTCGGACAACCTGCTGATGCTGCTCCTGCGGGCCAAGGCGCCAGAGCGCTACCGCGACAACAGCCTGATCACGATCAACCAGGTGATCAAGGCTGTCGAGGGATTCGATCCTGCCGAGGTTCTCGGCCTGCCCGCTCCTGCCGGAGCCTAAGGTGACAACCGAGGTAACAATCTCGGGCCGCCCAGTTCAGCTGAAGGCTGGTCTGAGATGCGGCTGAACTTCCAGCGGGTGTATGTCTGGCCTTGCGCCGCGGCGGGAGAAGGAACGCGTCCGCGGGCGCTCAGGCGCGGAGAGGTAGGGGACGGGTGCCACATGCCCCCCTGGCCCGGCAACCCCCACGTTGTGGTTATCCACGCACCAAAATTCCCAGTTGGGGCCCAAGTGGGTTAGCCAATGGCTACGAGAGTGGCGAGCATTCGCTATCAGCCTCCGCGGAACCCCATGTCTATAGCCATTGGCAAACAATCCATGCGACCTGGTGACTATCCGGAGTGCTGGTGCGGCAAGCCTCTGAGTCGGGTCCAGTTCAAGTACTGCAAGCCGCGGCATCGGACGGCGGTGTGGGTGGCTCGGCGCGATCTGGCGCGCTACTGGACTTCTGCGAGACGCCGTAAGTACGTGCTGAGCCGCGATGGCATCCGGGAAGAGGATGCGCGTTCGGGTGAGTCAACACCCTCCAAGTTCAGACTGCAAGGGGCTGCGCCGACCAATTTTGAAAGTGTGACACCCACGTCTGAAAAACAATACGGAGTTGTGACGCTTGCCAGCCACCCTTGAAGTCAAAAAGGGCGATTCTGCAACTGAGCAGGAGCGTCACTACCGTCCATCTGGCGCGGCCAGGGAGTTGATGCGCTGCACCGCTCGTGAGGTGCTGCTGGCCGGACCTGCCGGCACCGGCAAGTCGCGGGCGTGTCTCGAGAAGCTGAACCTGGTGTGCATGCAGCTGCCGGTCCGCTGCGCCATTGTCAGGAAGACCAGGAAGTCCATCACCCAGTCCTCCATGGTCACCCTCGAGACCAAGGTCCTGCCCCAGCCCAATGCGGTCCTGTTTCACACCGGCGACCAGGAGTACCGCTATCCGTCCGGGGCTCGCATCGTCCTGGCTGGACTGGATGACGCCGAGCGGCTGGCCTCCACCGAGTTCGATTTGATCTACGTGAATGAAGCCACCGAACTCGAGGCCGAGGACTGGGGCATGCTGCTGCGCGGTTTGCGTAACGGCGTGCTCGGCTATCAGCAGATCATCGCCGACTGCAACCCCTCCTCGCCCGACCACTGGCTGAAAAAGCGGTGCGATAGCGGCGCCACCATCCTGCTGGAGTCAAAGCACTCCGACAATCCCAGCTTGACGGAGGAGTACATGAAGGCGCTGGATTCGCTGACCGGTTGGCAGTACCAGCGGCTGCGGCTGGGGCTGTGGGTGGCCGCCGAGGGCATGTACTTCACCGAGTGGGATCCCAGCGTGCACGTGGTGGCGGACTTCACCATTCCGGATGAGTGGCCCAGATGGTTGTCGGTGGACTACGGCTTCGCCGCGCCGTTTTGTTGTTTGTGGTACGCCCGCGAACCCGAGACGCGCACGATCTATGTGTACAGGGAGTTGTACGCCGCGGGGGTCAGGGACGAGCAACAAGCCGAGTCCATTGTGAATGCCACCGGTGACGAGGTCCTCGCACTCAGAATCCTGGATCCATCCATGTTCAATGCGCGCACCGAGCAGATGCGCCCGTCGATTGCGCACGTATACGCAGAGCACGGCGTGTGGCCGGTGTATCCAGGCATGAATAGCCGCAAGCAGGGCTGGGCCATCGTCCGCCGAGCACTATCCCACTCCAGCGGACCTCCGCGACTAAGGGTGCTCGGCGGCAGGGCTCCCAATCTGTGCCGCACCTTGCCCACGCTGGTCCACGACCCGCTCGATCCGGAGGACGTCGCCGACGCGCTGAGCGGGCAGAAAACCGAGGACCACGCCCCGGACGCACTCCGCTACGGATTGTGCGCGGAGGCCCAGCCACCCCAGCCGACCCTGGTCGAGGACGTGCGGTGGTCGTAAGCGCCCAGCACTTCAGAGAAGTCACCAACGGCTACGAGCAGATCACCTCCGGCTTGTGGACGCACAAGGGGCGCATGGACGCCGGCGGGCTGCGGGCGACCGATTCCTCCACCCCACCTTCAGGCGTAGGGCTAGAGTTGAACTACAACCCGCCTGGCAATTACGGCTATATCAACTCGTACGACCGCACCAACAGCCAGTGGAGGGACCTGTACCTCAACGCCAAAAATCTTGCCCTCCAACCGCAGGGCGGGACCTTCCAGGTCAATGGCGGTAAGCAGACGATCTCCTACGACGCCGGGCTGGGGCCGACCTATACGCCGGCGCTGGAGGTCAGCACACCGCAGACCGCCACCGGGGCGGGCGCGTTCGTGCGCTTCGTGGCAGGCACCTGGCAGACGATGGTGGGGACCGTTGCCGGTACGTGGTGGCATCTGTTTGCGGATGGTGGCGGGACTCCGTCCTGGGGCTGGGACGGGTCGCACCTGAGACTGCCGACCGAGTGGCAGAACATCGCCTACCAGAATGGCTTCAGTGCCATCGCCGGTTGGGGACCGTGCCAGTACATGAAGACACCGGACGGCACCGTGCGCTTTCGAGGACTGCTGAATTGCCCCAGCGGCTGGACGCACGGCACGGCGGCGTTCACCATGCCAGCGGGCTACGCGCTCGCGATGGAGGCTGGCAGCCCCGGATACCACCACTACGGCTGCTACTCGAACGGCCCCAACGGTAACGGCCAGGGCGGCATCACCGTCTGGGGCAGCGGCGTTGTCTCGCCCTGGATGGGACCCAACGGCACGGCTGGCACCGCCGGCCAGTGGTTCGACCTGGGCAACCTGTCGTACCGGGCGTATTGAGGAGGCCCACATGGCTGGATCGAGTCCCGCGAACGCAGCCGAAGTCAACACCTTCATCGGTCAGCACTTGCGCAACTTCACCGATACCAAGGAGACCATCGGCCACGACCGCGATTGGCTGGCTACCGCCGACCTCAAGCTGCCGCCGTACGAGATGACCGCCGACGAAGAGACGCTCATCAAGACCGCCATCCTGGAGTTGGACAACGCTCTGGACGCCATCGACATGACCTTCATCAACCGCCTGACGGGACTCTTCTGATGGCCCTGGCCGCGGTCTCCGGGGCTCCAGCTGGTTGGTTCGGGACCAACAAACCGGAGGACGCCGCCGAGCGGGCTACCCTGGAGTTGGCTCAGGAGTTGACGCGTCAGTTCGCGGACAGGGACCAGCTGTACCGCGACATCGATGCGGTGCTCTTCGGGGATCTGCCCGTCGAGATCCCCGAGGCGTACCGTAAAACCGCCATCGAGGTCCGCTCGCCCCTGGCACTCCACATCGCCAACACCGTCACCGCGGCGCTCAGCGTCAATCCCATGTCGGTGGTCTTCAAACCGATTGGTTTCGGCGACGTGTACCAGGCCAATTCCACCCAGCGTGAGAAATTCTTCGAAAGCAGCTGGTTGCGCCAGGAGCAGGAAGCCCGCAGGCAGCTGCTGCGGCTGTTTTTGTGGAGCCTGGTGGTCAAGGGCGAGGGCATCCTGAAGACCGTCGAACGCACCAAAACGGTGTGGGGCGACTACGACGAAAAGAGCAAGGATCTCCAGCAGCAGCTGGATGACGAGCACACTTTCGACCAGGACGCCAAGGACCGCATCTACAACCAGAAAACCGAAGACTACAAGCTGGCTCTGCCGTACCCCATTTGCTCCACCGATGTGCCACCGGAAACGTTTTATTACGAGAAAAACGAAAACGGATTGACCGCGGTCATGGAGATCAAAGAGGTGCCGTATAGCGCGGCCCTGGAGCGCTTCGGTGCGGGACTGGATAGCAGCGGCAATGTGGTCGATCCGCACACCTGGAGTGGACTGGACCCCCGCTCAGCTGGACTGGCTCGAGCGGAGTGGACCCGCGTCATGAAAAGCGCCAGTACCAACACCATCCGCTGCATCGAAGCCTGGGATCACCAGGTCCAGGTGATCTGTTTGCAGGGTCCCAATCAGTCCAGCCACGGTTTGAGCAAAGCCACATTGTGCAGGGTGAATAAGCATTCGTATGGCGACCCGATCCTCAAGACGCTCCGCGGACCGTATTTTCATGCGCTCGGCATCACTACCGCGAGTCGTTTGCCTGAACATGCTGGTCTTAGCATTCTTTTTGGATTTCTTCGGCTCTTCCCTCTGCTGGATTCACTGCTGACGATGCAGGGTCAGGCGGCGTACATGACCGCCTATCCGGCGTTCAAAAAGACCACTCCACCGGGTGTCATCCCCGGACTGCCAGCCATGCCGTACGGCACTGACGGGCGCGAGGGCAAAAAGGCCGAAGTTGTCGAGCCCGGCAAGATCTTCCCGTTCGACGTCAACCCCATCGACCAGCCGAAGTCCGGCGCGGACGCCGAGAAGCTGATCGAGAATGTGCGCAACATGCTCGAGTTGGCTTTGCCGTCCGTAGTCCAGGGCCTGGTGGGTGGCGATCAGTCCGGGTATGCCCTCAACCAGGCCGCCTACCTAGCCAGGTTGGGCTGGGATCCGATTGTCAAAAACGCCGAGGTGGCGCTGGGCGAGCGGACCGGTTTTGAAAGCTGGATGATCGAGCACCGCATCGGTGAGAAGGTGTACGCCTGGGGTGAGCAGGAAGCCAAAAAGGGCAAAAAGACTATCAGCGGCCAGACCAAAGCGGTGTGGCTGGGTATCGGTCCGGATGATCTGAACGGAGTCCACCGCTACGAGGCCCACCTGGAGCCCAGCACACCATCCAACGAGATCATCCAGACCCGCTCGATTGGCGAAAAGATGCAGCTGAAGCTGATCTCGTATGAGGATGCCGTCGAGGCAGCTGGCTCCAATCCGGATGAAGTCGAAAAAAGCTGGCTGCTGCACGACCTGAAGAACTCCCAGGAGATCCAGGCCGAACTGAAAAACGCCATCTTCCAGAAGGTTGCCACGATCCGGTCGGCGCGCATGAACGCAGCGGGCATGCCGCCGCCCGAAGAGATGGCTGGCGCGGGCGCCACGGGTGTTCCGGGTGGTACGCCAGGCGCCCCGCCAGCCGCTGGCCCAGGTGGTATGCCGCCCAACCCTGTGCCATCCCCAGGCCAGGGTCTGCCCATTGCGCCGCCGCCTCCCGGAGCCGCAGGGCCGGGTGGTATGCCGCCTGGTGGCATTCCTGGCACACCGGTCGTGCCCGGTCCACCGGCCAATGCGCTGCCGATGCCCGGTGGAGGACCGGCGTGAGCCTGTCGCTCCAGTCCGACCTCGGACTCCAGCAGGGAGTCCTCGTGGTGATGGGCAAGAGCGAGATGTTGCAGGGCTACATGGTCGGCTGCACGCGCCACATAGACGATCTGTACGACGGCTCGAGACCGGCCCACGCCATCCCCGATAGCGAGGCGGCCCAGCGCAACATCGAGGGCGCCCTGGCTGAGAAGGTAGTCGCCAAGCACTTCGGCGTGTACTGGTCCGGCGCGCTGGGCAACAAGCGGGCCAAGGACGTCGGCGGCGCCCAGGTGCGCAGCACACCCCTGCCGAGCGGGCACCTGATCGTGCATCGCAGCGATCCGCCGGATGACCCGTTTGTGCTGGTGTGCGGCTGCGGACCTCGCTTCTGGATCCGCGGCTGGATCCTGGGGCGGGATGCCCAGGCCGAGCGCTACTGGAAGACCGAGATGGGCAAGCACCAGCTGCGCTCGCCGGCGTTCTTCGTCCCCCAGCATGAACTGGCGCCCATCGACTCCCTCCAGCTGCCGTGGAGTTGCGCCTGATGCCGCCCACCAGCATGTTCGATGACGTGGCGAACGACCTGGCGCTGTGGATCGACCAGACCGCGACCGAGATCGCCGTGGCTATGGCGCCGCGCCAGGCGCCGTTCGCCGCGACACTGACCGAGCAGCAGAAGATCGAGGTGTACACCCGCCTGCTGTTCAACCCGGACGGCTCGCCGAACGCAGCTGGGCGCGCCAAGGAGTTGGCCCGCCTGGGTCCGGAGGGCTTCGCCACCGTTTACAAGGCGGTCATCAAGGCCCATCCGGAGTTGAAGCCCAAGCCGGTCGACCACGACTCCATCGACGCCCTGGCGCCCCCGCCGCCGCCCGCCGCTGCGCCCGGTCCTACCGCGGAGATGATGGGCCTGCCGCCCATGGGTGGCGCACCGCCTGGTCCGATCCCTGGTCAGAATCCGAACGTCCCGCTTCCCGGCGCACCCCCGGGGTTGATCACTCCGGGCGCACCGCCGCCGCCGGCGCCACCCCCGCGGATGGCAGCTGGCCCGCTCACAGGAGGACCGTAAGCCATGGCTGATGGCGACGCGCCGCAGGGCTACAACCCGCAATACCACCAGAACGTCATCGACCAGGCCCGCCAGGCCGCCCAGGACGCCTATCAGCAGGGCATGCTCCAGTACCAACGCGAGGACCTCGCCTTCCGCAAGGCCCAGGAAGCCTGGAAGGAGGTCACCGACAAGGCTGGCCTGACGGGCATGTACGAGGGTCAGTTCACGATGCCTGTCCAGCAGTGGCAGGCCGAGACCTTCGGTACCTGGGGCGCGCCGACCGGCGGCCAGCAGACGATGGCCCAGCAGCAACAGCAGTGGCAGCAGGCGTACAACCTGTCCAACCAGTACGGCCAGTACTACGCCCCAGGCGCCACGCCGACCACTGGGCAGCAGACGCTCCAGGCCCAGCAGCAGCAGTACAACCAGTGGCTCGCCTCGGCCCAGGAGGCCAGAGCCAACCAGACCGCGCAGCAGCAGACCGCCCAGAACTACCTGAACCTGCTGTCCCAGCTGCGCGGGCCCGCCGACTGGGCCAAGTACCAGCAGGTTCTCGGCTCCACGCCCGGCGGCATGCGCGACCTGGTCGCCGCGGCCATGGGCCAGTACGTGCCGGGTGGTGGCGCGACCACCGGCCAGGCACCCCAGGCGGCCAACTTGCAGACGATGATGGGCCAGGTGGCCGGCACGGGCACACCCCAGGAGGCAGCTGGCGGCGGGACCAACACCATGGGCGCCGACAACACCCAGTACAACCTGCCCGCGCCGAACCAGATCGCCGCTCAATCGTGGAAGAACCTGGCGCCCAGCCAGCAGCAGATGATCCTGGGCCAGTACGAGTCCCAGGGCTGGAACAAGGATGACGTCAGCGCTCTGCTCGGCCAGAGCCTGCCGAAGTACGCCACCAATGCGCCTGGGGCCGGGACGTGGCGGTTGAGGTAAGGCGCATCGCCCTGGACGTGCCCGAGGGGGTGGTCGTGTACGCCTGCACTTGCTCGGCGTGCGGCGCCCAGTTCGGCGTGGTGTGCCTCGAGGACCTGATCCGTCACCCACGCTTCTGCGCGTACTGCGCCGCTCGCACCCAGGTCCGCCGCGAGGCGCCCGCATGACGATGCTGCCCGACGTCGACCAGGACACCTACGCCAGCTACCAGCAGGACGAGTTCAAGCGCAAGGCGCAGGAAAAGATCGACAGCTGGTCGTTCCTGCAAGCCGCCCAGGACAAGATGAACGAACTGCATACCGCGGCCAGCAACTTCACCAGCACGGTGGGCGCCGCCGCGGAGCAGGCCAACCAGCCGCCCCTGGCCCAGCCTCCCTCGGCTGAAGCACCGGCTGCGCCCCAGGGCGCGGCCACGCCGGACATGCAGGCCCAGCTGCAAGCCGCGATCAGCGCTGGCGCGCCGAGCCCCCAGGCAGCTGCTTCTCCCCAAGCTGCCCCACAGCCAGGCGCGCCCAGCGCCGCCTCGCCGGACATGCTCAACCAGCTGCAAAGCACGATTGCCGCGGGCACCAGCGGCCTGGGCGACCAGCTTCAGCAGGCCAACCAGCCGCCCCTGGCGGGCGCCTCGCCGGACATGCTCAATCAGTTGCAGAGCACGATCAGTGCGGGCACCGCCGGCCTGGGCGACCAGCTGCAAGCGCTGAACCAGGCCCAGCCAGGCCGAGCCATCACCGGTCAGCCCCAGCGGGGTGGCGATCTGCACCAGTACGCACGGGATGTGGCCGCCCAGGCGGGCGTCGACCCGGACATCTTCGAGCGGCAGATCCAGCAGGAGTCGGGCTTCAACCCGAACGCGAAGAGCCCAGTTGGGGCCAGCGGCATCGCCCAGATCGTGCCCCAGTACCACCCTGGCGTGGACACCAGCGACCCGTACGCCAGTCTGGACTACGCCGCCAACCTGATGAAGACCAACCTGGCGCGCAACGGGGGCGACTACTCCAGGGCGCTGGCGGCCTACAACGCCGGCCAGGGCAACGTCGACAAGTACGGTGGCGTGCCGCCCTTCGAGGAGACCAACCGCTACGTCAACAACATCCTGGGCGGGCAGAACGTCCAGGCCCCGCCGGATGTCGGCCAGCTGCTGGCGCGCACGGGGGCCGCCCAGCAAGCGGCCTACAAGGACATCTCCCAGTTCGGAGACCCCCAGCTGTCGAATGATGAGGCATATAGCGCATGTGGCCCAGCTGCCGCTGTCCGATTTGCTCAAAGGTTCGGGCGCAATCCGACGCTGAGGGAAGCCGTCGACCTGGCGAAGACGGTGGGCTGGACCGAGGCTGGCGGGATGGCCGGCATCGCCAGCGAGCAGGCGCTCATGAACAAGATGGGAGTGGACACGACGCTGATCCAGGGCGCGCAGTGGGACCGCATCGCCCAGGAGGCGCAGACGGGTAACCCGGTCACCATCAGCACCCAGGGTCACTACTTCACCGCGGACAGCTACAACCCGCAGACCGGCCAGTTCCACGTCGGGCGTTCCGGCAGCGATCTGAAAGGCGGCTCGGAGTGGATGACGCCCGACCAGATGACATCCGTCATGGGCCCCGTTCAGGGAGCGCTGCTGGCGAACAACCCGACCGTGGCCGCCCCCAGCACCGCCAATCCGCCGACCTCAGCTGGGCAGCAGTTCACCTCGGCGACGCCGAGTGCGAGCCCGTGGGATGCGCTCATGCAGCAGTCGAATGCCGCCCAGGAGCGTGGCCGCGCCTGGCTGGACGAGCAGACGCGCAACCTGGACCAGGCGGTCAGTGGCGCAGCCCGGGGCGCCCAGGACCTTAATGCCAGGACGCCTGGCGCCGAAGCGTTGAGTGCCCTGGCTGCGCCAGCTGCGCCAACAGTTGCGCCACCAGCGCCAGCTGCGCCAACCGTCAATCGCCTCGAGCCTGGCGCGCCGGGTGGTCCGCCCAGCTACACCGACTTCGGGCGGGCGAATGCGGCGACTGCGCCGCAGACCTCGGTCTGGGACCGACTCGGCAGCGGCATCGCGGACGCCTTCAAGAGCGCTCTGGGCTACACCGAAGCGCTGCCCAACCGGCCTGCGCCGACTGTGGCCGGTGTGCCAGTCCAGGCGCCCGAGGCGCTGGGCGGACGGGCCATGGCGAACGTCACCGGCGACGTCCTGAGCGGACTCGGCACGGGTGTGAACGCCGCCCGCGAGTCGCCTCCGGCTCAGTGGGCCGGCGAGCGCTGGGGTGCCTTTACCGAAGGTCCCGCGGCGGGACCGCTCAGGGGCCTGGATCGGCGCAACCTGGCCGAGGAGCAGCTGCGCACAGAGGATCCCACGTACGGCTCGCTGACCGACCAGTACTACCAGCTGGCGAACGACATCGCCTCGCGGCCTGCCGACCTGGCGACTGGGCGGCGCGGCACCGACGAGGAGTTGGATCGCTTGCAGCAGCTGCGCCAGGCGCGCAGCGACTACACCCAGCAGGCCCTGAACAGCTGGGACGCCATCGACGCCCTCGCCAGGCGCAACCCCAACTACGAAGCGACCGAGGCGCAGTCCGGCCTGGCCCAGTCGCTGGCCGCGGGCCTGATCGCCCCCGAGACCCTGGCCGGGAAACTCCCCCTCAGTTCAGCTGCGGGTGCGGCGCGCCTGGCAGCTGGCGTCGGGCTGGATCCCGGCCAGGCCCCGTTTCTGGCGTTCCAGGGCGCCACCGAGGTGCCCGAGTTGTTGCGCGGCGCGGAGCGTCTGGGTGGCATGTCCAACCTCGTGGCGGATGGCGAGGACGTCGTCTCGAAGGTGCGCAAGGCTACCGGCGCCATCCAGACTGCACCGCTCGAGGACAACATCGCCGGTGACGTGGCGGACGCAGTCAGAGCCGCCATTGGCAAGGACCTGACGCCTGAGGAGATCGCCGATGCCCAGCGAACCCTTGACGAGGCTCCGAGCAAGTACGGCAAGGCAGCGCTGAATCCGTTCGAAATGGCCCAGACGCCCGAGGGATTAGCGCGCATCCGCAACCAGCTGCGCGCCCTGGCCGACATGGGGAAGGAGCAGCGCTTCTGGTACGACGATTCCAGCCAGAAGATCATGGAGGCCGCTCAGGGCGACAAGACTGAGGCCGAGAAGATTGCGCAGCTGGTGGCGATCTACTCGAACCGCACGCCCGTCAACGACAACATGAACCGGGCGCTCATGGCGTGGACCCAGTTCAAGCAAGGCGTGCCCATCGACGTGCCTGGCATGTCGGGACCGAACGAACGGGCGCGGCAGCTGTTGGAGGGAGGGCTCGATTGGGAGGGAGCCAAGACCAACAACTTCTATCGCAACCTGATGAAGAACATCGACAACGAGAAGTACCTCGAGATGGGCCGCGAGTCGGGCGAGACCGGTTCGACCATCGACTTCTGGATGATGCGAGCGATGAACTCGCTGCGGAATTCCCCGTCGCCCAAGACCGGCCAGTACGAGTTCGCTGCTGACGAGGTGGGCCGCATCGCCAAGGAGTTGGGTTGGACGCCCGAGCAGGCCCAGGCCGCGATCTGGGTCGCGGCAAAGGCGGGCTGGGAGAACCCAGGCGCGAAGTTCGCTACGCGCAAGGTGCCCATGGACCTGTCTGCCGCGGGCACCTATCACTACGGCACGGCCCTGGCTGAGCGCCTGGGTCAGATGGGCGGTGCCGCCGCCGATCAGATTCGCAATCTGGTGCAGGACGAAAGCGGCGTGGATACCGTGGCCCGCGACCTGGGGCTGCTGGGGGCTGATGGCAAGATCTTCCTGGCGAAGGCTCGCGCCTCACGCGAGGGTGTCGAACTGCCCGAAGCCATCGGCATGGTAGACGCCGCCTCTCGCCAGGCGATGAACGTCTACACCGCCGGAATTGCCAAGGCGCTCAAGTTGCCTGAGGCCAGCTGGGCCAGGATGTTCGACGCCCGCAAGCTGGACGAGGCGAACGGGCTGGCAGTCACCGCAGACCGTGCACTTTCCGCCGACGAGATCGCCCAGCTGCAAGATCATCTCGACGCGCTCACCGGCCCAGGCGTGGGCAAGGTGATTCCAACGGAGGATGGGGCCTGGATCATCAACCGCAGCGACAGCCCCAACAAGGCGTTCCACGTTGCTGGGAGAAAAGCCCTCAACGCGTTAGAATCTGACGCCACCGTTAGTGAAACGCCCGCACGCTTCGATGGCGAATTCTTCTCAAACGACTGGAGCAATCAGCCCAATGGCGAAGGTTATCTCGATTCCATTCGGCAGTCCGGAGGCAGCGCAGCTGCTAAATGGCAAGAAATTGAGAGTGGGCTCGCAGGACGTCTATCAGATGCTGGAGCAGGCGGACCCGGAGATCTCGCCGCAGAAGCCGCCCGCCTCTTCCAGGGGCCCCGAGCAGGCATCGTCGCAGACCAAGGGGCGCAGCCGCTAAGAAGCACCCTCGCCCAACAAGCTGCCTACGGAGCCCTCGCCAGTGGCTCCACTGCCGCCCAGCAACCCGGTGCCACCCCCCAGGACGTGGCGACCGCAGCGCTGGGCGGTGCTGCGCTTGGGGCTGGACGCGCCGGTGTGTCTCGAGCGCTCGGCTTGCCGCTCGGCCTGGGTGCGCTGGGGCGGGTGGCTCGCGTCGCCGAGGAGGTCAAGGGCGCAGCTGGTGAAGCTGGCCGCTACGGGCTGAACTTCGATAAGTACAAGTTCCAGCCTGAAGAGATCCAGCAGGTTATTCAGGACGCGTACGACCGCATGCCGGACGCCATGGACGCGGCGCGCCGCGGGGTCATCCCAGATGACGTGGTGCGCGAGATGGCTGACCAGATCGACCCCAAGCGGCTGCGGGCGATGATCAACTTCTGGAATCCCGGCGACGCCAAGAACGCCGAGACCATCTACGCCATGCGCCAGGCTATGGCCGACTCGGGCGCCAGGGTGGTCGAAGCCCAGAAGGCGCTCCGCGACGCGCCGACCAGCCTGGACGCCAGGATGGAGATGCTCAAGGCGATGACCCGCCACCAGGCGGTGCAGGAGGCAGTCACCGGGGTTACCGCGGAGGCAGGCCGCGCCGTGCGCCAGTTCCGCGAGCCCGTCGAGGGGACCAACCTGCTGCTGGATCGTCTGACCAAGATGGCCCAGGCCAAGGGCATGGGCGCCGAGGAACTGGTCAACCACCTGTCGAACGTGGACCTGAGCGACCCCAAGACGCTCGGCAACCTCGCCAGGGAACTGAACCCCGCGTCCAAGATGGACAAGCTGATGGCGCTCTGGTACTTCAACATGCTGTCCTCGCCGGTGACGCACATGCGCAACGTCATCGGCAACAGCGTGGCCGCCGCCAGCGTGACGCCCGAGGCAGCTGGCGCCGCGGCAGCTGACCCGCTGGCGCGCCTGATGATCAGGGCCATCGGCGGCAAGACCGCGGGCCGCGAGCGCTTCTTTGGCGAAGCCCTGGCGCAACCCCTCGGCCAGCTAGCCGGGCTGGATCCCAAGCTGGCTGACATGGTCGGCCTGGAGGGTGGTCTGGGCGGCGGCGTGCGCAATGCCCTGGACGCCATGCTGCACGGGCCCAGCGCCGAGGAGATCATCGCCGAGCGGGCGCACCCCGAGGCGTGGGCCGGCACGCCCCTGGCCGGCGTGCACATCCCAGGCCGCGCCCTCGAGGCCGAGGACCTGTTCTTCAGGGCCCTGAATCAGCAGGGAGCCGCGTATCGGATGGCGTACCGCCAGGCGATGCAGGAAGGCGTGCGCGGCGCCGGCGATGTGCGCGACCGCATGCTCGAGATCATGCGCAACCCGACCGAGGACTTCCTGAAGCAGCTGAAGGAAGAAGGCAAGTACCGCACCTTCCAGCAGGACACAACCGTGTCGAATGCGCTGCTCAGGCTGCGCCACGATCTGCCCGCCACGCGGTTTCTGATGCCGTTCGCCCGTACGCCGGTCAACATGATGCAGTACACCCTGGAGCGCTCCCCGCTGGGCGCGGCCAAGATCCTGGCCGACTTTGCCACGCCAGCTGGCCGCGAAGCGCTGCGGACCAAGGGCGCGGGCGACCTGGCCGAGCGCATCTCACGCGCCGCCCTGGGCTCCGCGGTCTTCGGCGGCCTGACCGCCTGGAGCGGCGACAACCTGACGGGACGGGCGCCGGATGACCCGACCGAGCGGGACGCCTTCTACCGCCAGGGCAAGCAGCCGTATTCGTTCCGCTCACCGCTGGATAGCAAGTGGTACAGCTACCAGTCGCTCCAGCCGTTCACGCCGCTCATCTCGGCAGCTGCCAACGTGCGCCAGCAGCTGAACGACCCGCGCAAGTCCAAGGACGTGGCCGGGCTGGCGGCGCTGGCGGCGTTCACCGCGGGTCAGAGCATGCTGGACATGCCCTGGACCCAGGGCCTGATGGACGCCATGGACGTGATGAGCGGTCAGGGTGCCAAGGGTCGCGATCCGATGGGCATGCTGAACGACTACGCCGAACGCCAGGCGACCAGCATCACGCCCGCCTCGGCGCTCATGGGCATCCTGGCACGCGCCCAGGACAACACCATCCGCGACCCGCAGAACCCGCTGGAGGCGATGATGGCCCGCGTGCCGTTTCTGCAAGAGCGTGTCCAGCCGCGTCTGAACGCCTTCGGTGAGCCGCGGCGTGGCCCGACCTCGGGCCTGGAGGTGCTGAACCCGTTCAACCCCAGCACCGCCACCGAGGATCCGGTCGAAAAGGCGCTGGCCGAACTGGATCTGCGCGACTACAACGTCCAGCCAGGGCTGGTGGGCAAGTCGATCAGCGTGGCCGGCCAGCCCGTCGATTTGCGCAACGAGCAGCAGCAGGACTACCAGCGCCAGGTCGGCCAGCTGACGTACTCCATGTTGCAGGTGCTGGTCGGCTCGGACGAGTGGAAGACCAGCAGCAACGCCGACAAAGCCAAGGCAGTCGATCTGGTGGAGAGCCGCGTCAGAGATGCAGTGCGCACCGAGATGACGCCCGAACTGTGGGACCAGGCGGTGCAGGCGCTGGTGGACGATATGCACCGCAAGGGTGAGGACAACCCTGAAAACGTGCTGCCGCCCGCTGAGGCCACGCCGACTTCGACTGGCCCAATCGTGGGCGGCGGCGGTGCCGTGGTCGGCGGCGCCACGCCGGTGCGCGGTGGCGCGGTGGTCGGCTCCAGCACCCCAGTAGTGACCCGGAGGTCCTGATGGCAGACCCAACCCCAGCCGAACAATCCGCAGCTTCATCTGCCCTGATGGCCCGCCTCCTGGCCGGGCAGGATCCGCACGCCCGCGGCGTGTCCGCACCCCCCGACCAGAAGTACGTCGCCTGGTTCGATGACAAGGACCAGCTGCACTACGACGAGAACCTGAACTTCAAGTCTGACGCGCCCAAGACCACGGTGTACGGCTCGGCGGACTCGGGCTACTTCACGGTGGATGACCAGGGCAACGGTCGGGTGGTGCTGAACCCCAACCCGGACGCGCTGGTTACCAAGGCTGTTGATCGGCAGGACAAGGAAGCCCTGCGTAACGAGCGTCAGAAGAACTCGGACCTGGGCAAGGGCTACGCCACCGACGCGGAACTGGCGAAGATGCAAAACGACGCCCGCCAGACGGGCGTCAGCGAAGACCAGCTGAAGGAAAACATTCGCCAGTTCGACATCAAGCAAAAGGCCCAGGACGCCAAGGACAAGGTTGATGCGGCCAAGGTTGAGCAGGACATCAAGGAGTCCGCGGCGCGTGTCGGCCAGATCGGCGCCCAGACCACGCTGCTCGGCGCGCAGACCACCAAGACCGGTGCCGAGACCGGGCTGACCAATGCGCAGGCCCAGGCGCTGGTAGACAAGACCCCCTCCGAGATCAAGGAGGCGATTGCACGGGCGGGTCTGGCCGGCGCCCAGGCCGACCTGGCCGAGCAACAGGTCGCCGACCTGAAGCAGAAGGCGAAGCAGCCCAGCATTGTCGACCTGGGCCAGGGCCCGACGTACGCCACCCAGGCGCCCAGCGGCCAGATCACCGAGCAGATGCGCCAGGGCTACGTGCCCAAGACGCTGGCCGAGGTGGAGGCGCGTAAAGGTCAGATCCAGGCAGCTGCGAATGCCAAGATGGCCGAACTGAACGCCAAGGTCAACGGCACCGACTACACCCACGACCAGGCGCTCAAGGACTTCAACGGCTGGTACGACCAGAACGTCCAGCCCTATCAGGACTCGCTGATTGCCGCCCAGCAGCAGGCGATTGCCGACCAGGCCAAGGACCAGGCCAGCGCTCGGTCAACCGCGTACGGGCAGGCGCTCCAGGCCGCCCAGAACGTCACCCAGGCGTACCAGGCCCAGGCGCCGTACATGGTCGGGCCACGCGCCGCGGAGGTCGCCAATCAGGTCGCCAAGCAGGGCAACCTGCGGGGCGTCGACTTCAGCAACGCCGCGTTCTACAAGATGCCCGACATCCAGGGCATGCAGCAGGCCGCGGTGGCCGATGCGCTGAAGTACATCTCACCCACCGCAGCTGCGATGACCGGTCAGCCGACCCCCAATTACCAGGGCACCGACATCGCAGCTGGTCTGGCGCGCACCAACTGGGCGGCACCCCAGCCTGCGCCAGCGCCGCAGCCAGCGCCTCAGCCGAATCAGGGCCAGGGCCAGCCGGCGGTCACGGTGACCGTTCAGGGCCAGGGCCAGGGCCAGCCGCAAGACCAGGGCGGCGGCTGGCAGCGGGCCGACCAGTCGATGGGCCCGACCCCCGCGGGCAATGCTCTGGCGCCGATGGCGGGCATGGCTGGCACGGTCGATCCCAACTCGCCGGTGTACCTGGGCACGCGTCCCAGGCCGCCGACCTGGGGCGCCGGCACGGGCACCAGCTTCAACAACCCCTGGCTGTCATCCCAGTACGCATTTCCGTCTTGATCTAAGGAGACTCGAGCACTACGATGGCCGACGAACAACCAAACACTCCTTCTGCGGAACCGCAGGCTGTTGATGCCAGCGCATCCGAGCCGAGTTCGGTCGAGCCAGAGTCGAAGGATTCTTCCCCGCATTGGTGGCAGCGCATGTTCCTGCGCCGAGGCGACGCGGATCCTGCCGAATCGAGCCCGGACTCAGCTGCCGAGAACGCATCGTCAACCCTGACGCTGACCCAGGACGAGTTAGACCGCCGCATTCAGGCCGAGACTGATCGCCGCGAGGCGAAGCGGGCACAGACGCAGAATGTCGAACGCAGGCGCCAGCTGCGGGATTCCGACCCCTGGGCATACGCCGAGGAAGAGCGCAAGGCCGAGAAGCAGAACGAAGGCAACCAGGCGCTCCAGGACTTCCTGGGCAACATCGGCGTTGAGCACGACAAGATCAGCATTGACCCGTTGTTCCTGGCACTGCCCAAGGCAGAGCAGGAGCGGATCCGCAAGATCGACGGTGCAGGTACTGGACTGGTGGGGCGCAAGCTGGTTGTGGATGAAGCGCTCCAGGCGCTGGAAAAACACTGGAGAGCCGAAGGGGCCAAGGACGCCGAGCAGCGTCTGCGGCGCAATCAGGCATTCCGCAAGCAGCTGCTCGCGGAGGCCCGCGGCCAGACCGTTGAGCCCGACCTGTTGCCTCCCATCAGCGCATCCGAATCCGACCGCACCGTGTCGGCTCTCCTGAGGAAGCACTACCACATGGGCTGAGGTAAGCCTCGGCCCCCAGGAGAGCCGAGGTGCCATACAACTCAATCGCCACAAGAGCGACCCCAGGTTCCGGGCCGCTGATCCCCGAGGACGTCCAACGCGAGATCGTCCAGTCCGTAGAAGAAAAAAGCGCTGCGCTCCAGCTGATGCCGCATGTGCGCATGAAGCGAGCCCAGCAGCGCATCCCGGTCATGTCGCAGCTGCCCGTGGCGTACTGGATCACCGGTGCCAGCCTGGACGCCCGCGACATCGGCATGAAGCAGACCACCACCCTGGCCTGGGACAACGTGTACCTCAACGCTGAAGAGATGGCGGTCATCGTCCCGATTGCCAAGAACCTGCTCGAGGACATGGACTACGACTTCTGGACCCAGGTCAAACCCAAGGTCACAGAGGCGTTCGGCGTAGCCCTGGACGAGGCGGTGTTCTTCGGCGTGAACGCCCCGACCACCTTCCCGCCAGCCCTGGTCACCGGCGCCAACAGCGCGGGCAACCTGGTCATCGCCGGCACCTCGACGGTGGACTACCTGGATGACGTCAACAACGCCATGGCAGCTGTCGAGGCGGACGGTTTCGACGTGACCGGCTTCTGGGCACGCCGCCAGGTCAAGGCCAAGCTGCGCGGTTTGCGGGATACCACCAAGGGTCTGCTGTTCCTGCCGGACACCCCGCCGAACGCGTCGGTCAACACCGGCTCGCTGTACGGCGAAAAGGTAGTCTTCTCGAACGCTGGTCTGTCCGGGTTTGCCACGGGCGCGGCCAACTACTCGATGATCATGGGCCAGTGGGACCAGAGCATGCTGGCGGTCAGAGATGACATCAGCATGGAGATGTTCGACACCGGCGTGATCACAGACAATGGCTCGCCGCCGGTCATTCAGTACAACCTGATGCAGCAAGACATGGTTGCGCTCAGGGTGACCGCTCGGTTCGCCTGGGCCATCCCCAACCCGATCAACCGCCAGCAACAGACCAAAGCCAACCGCTACCCGTTCGCGGTGGTGCAGCAAAAGGCCAGCACTGGTGGTGAGGGCTGACGTGTCGAACGTCATCTTCATGGCGCCAGCCCAGGACTCGGTGACTGCCACCACGTACTACGGCAAGAATCATCAGGCAAACCTGACGGACGAGGCGTTCGTCAGGGCCCTGATTGCCTCGGGCAAGGCGGCGTTGCAGGGCTCAGACGTGCGTCAGATCCGCGTGACGCCGATTGCCGCGACCACGGCGACGATCAACTGGACTGTCGACCAGCCGTGCACTGGCATGGTGGTGAACTACGGTACGACCACGGCGTACGGCTCCAACCAGGCCGCTACGCCCGCCTCGGGCAGTGGCGCCATCGTCGCCAACCTGACGGGTCTGACAACCGCCACGCTCTACCACTACCGCATCTCGGTGACGGTCGGCAGCTACACCACGCTCACTCCAGACGCCACGTTCACCACCGCATAGGAGGCGACTATGCCGCTGACCAAAAAAGGCCAGAAGATCCTCGAGAACATGAAGGAGGAGTACGGAGACAAAAAGGGCAAGAGCGTCTTCTACGCCTCCCAGAACGCGGGCAAGATCAAAGGCACCGAGAAGAAGGGTAAGAAGTGATGCCCAAGATCCGTACGCTCGTGCCGCTGACTCACCCGAAGACCGGCGAGAACTTCGCCGCGGGCACCGAGGTGGACGTGGATGACGAGGTGTTCCGCGACTGGCGCGCCGATGGCAAGGCGCTGTCTATCGATGACGAGCAGGCAGCGATCAAAGCCGCCGAGGGGGGTGTCTTCAGCGCTCGTGTAGAGCGCGCCGAGGCGCCTGCTCCGAAGGAAGAGTCCAAGCGGGAGAGGAAGTGATGCCGCGTCTGCGCTTCCTGGCCTTTTCGGTGGACCCGCGGCCAGATCATCCCGCCACCACCTACGGGCCTGGGCACGAGACTGACTACGTCGAGGCGGACTACGAGTACATCAAGTCGCTGCTGCTCGAGGGCAAGGCCGAACTGCTGGACGGTCCGCCGCCGCCACAGGTGTTCCAGGCACCGCCAGCGGCGTGATCACCTACGCGCAGCTGGAGCAGGAGGTCGCCCGCAGGACCGGGCCGTTTTTCCAGGCGGCCCAGGACTCGGGCGTCCCGACGTCCTCGACAACCACCAGCGCCATCATGCCCACGCTCAAGACCAACGCGGTGCTGGGCGGGCCAGAGAACCTGTGGCTGATCCGCCGCGGGGTGCGAGCGGACGGCACCGCGACGCCGAATGCGGTTCAGGCAGCTGACCACGAGCGACTGGTCCAGGCGTTCGACTCGGGCGCTGGACGGGTGCTGGTGGACCGCAACTGGCGTGACCCAATGCAGCCCAACGAACTGGCCGACTTCACCCACCTGAACCCGACCCAGGAGTTGCGCAGAGCGGTGCTGGCGGGCCTGCGGCGGTGCTTCTTTCCGCAGCGCTTCGGCGCCTCGGTCACCAGCGCCTATGGCGACATGGACCTGACCGTCCAGCAGCCGTGGATCACCGATCCAGGCCAGGTGCTGCGGGTGCAGTACGGCTATTACCGCCCGATTGCCGAGGCGCCCTTCGAGGCGATCATGCAGGACGGGCACGTCATGCTGGCGGGTTGGGGCAGCTACGCGCCGACCAGCGTGTGGATCACTGCGCTGTACCCGCACTTCAACTGGGTCAACGGCACGTACGACGCGGATGGCCCAACCAACGACACCGACCAGCTGCTGGTCGACATCGACTACGGTGCGTCAGCTGGGCACATCGAAGCCTGGCACATCCTGCCAGGCCGCATGTTCGCCGCGGCCCAGGACAACCTGCAAGCCACCCAGGAGATGGCGGCGCGGGAGTTCACCCGTCAGTCCATGATCTGGGGTCCGGAGCCGAGCAGCGACGTCCGCTTCAACCAAGTTGTGAGTCTGCCGATATGAACACCGTTGTGAACTGGAACGCAGTCGGCAGCGAGCCGCTGCCCCCGACCTGGTCGCAGGGTCCGCCAGGCCCAGCTGGTCCTCAGGGTCCCCAGGGTCCGCCTGGCCCCCAGGGTCCGCAAGGCGATGACAGCACCGTGCCTGGTCCACCTGGTCCGCCTGGCCCACAGGGCGAGCAAGGCGAGCCTGGCGCGGCAAACGCCGTCTACAGCGGCACCTGGACATGGAGTAACCAGACGCCCCTGCCGCCGAATACGAGCCAGGTGCGCACCGATACGGGGACCTGGACAACCGCGACCGTCCTCAACATCCAGATCATGCGCTCGGGCAACATCGACACGTCCGCATTCCTGGCGTCGATCAAGGCGGGCGATGACTTCCGCCTGGCGCAGAAGACGGACGCCTCGCGCTGGGCCAGGTTCGACATCCTGGCCGCGGGCACCAACCACGGCACGTACTTCTCTTATTCGGTCGCCTATCTGGATGGCGGCGGGACGATCCCCAACAGCGGCACCGACATCGAGGTGTCGCTGCTGACGGAGGGGGCCACCGCAGCCCAGTGGTACACCGGCTCTGCCGCGCCGCCGGCCACTACCCTCGGCAGGCCAGGCGACATGTACCTGGAGACCGATGGCGACGTCTGGCAGAACACCAACCCAGCTGGCTGGGGCCAGACCAGCACCAACATCCGAGGACCGGTCGGACCGACCGGTCCGCCAGGTAGCACGGGTCCAGCTGGGCCAACCGGTGCGACTGGCACCCAGGGGCCACCCGGCCAGGGCGTGCCCACAGGCGGCACCGCTGGTCAGATCCTGACCAAGAACACCGCCACCAACTACGACGCGTCCTGGCTCGCACCAGCCCCCTCGGGCATCACCCTGCCGCTCGGCCAGACGCTCACGTTTGCGCCGGATTCGACCTACGACATCGGCAACGCAGCGGACAGCCGCGCACGCGACCTGAACCTGGGCCGCAACCTGAACCTGGCCGGCGGGGCGCAACTCAAGCCAGCAGGTACGGGCAGCTTCAGCCTGGAGTCCTCAGGCCAGTACGCCTTCGCGGGCGGCAAGGCCGGTGGCTTCCTTGACGGCAATGCCTACTGGGACGGCGCCGCCTGGCAGCGCTGGGATACGACTGCGGCTTCGTCTGTCGTTCGGACGGATTCCAGCGGCCTCAACCTCATGACTTCGGCGGCAGGCACGGGGGCGCTCTCGTTGACGAGTCGCTTCTCAGTGGACACCAGCGGCAACACCAGCGTCGCGGGCACTCTGAGTGTGACTGGTGCCGCAACGCTGAGCACGCTGACCGTGAGTAGCACTCTGACCGTGAATGGGTCGGGGACTTTCGCCGGTGGTCCGTACACAAACGATTGGTTCCGCGTCAACACCAACGGCTATGGCATCTACAACCAGGCTTGCGGCTACGGCATCTCGTTCGATGCGGGCGGCCCGAAGCAGTACCCCAGCGGCTACACCCTCTGGCACTCGGGCCACTTCACCTACAGTTCGAGCAGCTTCGGCGGCAACTACATGGTCCAGCGGGACGCCAATGGGTACATCCGCACCCAGTACATCAACATGACCGCCGACGTCCAGGGTGGCAAGCCGCAGTACATCGCCGGCATGATCAACAGCGACAACTACTTGCGCTGGTGGCCTGCGACTTCAATCGGCCCTCCAGCTTTAGACCACCTGGCAACGTCAGCAGCGATTCCGAACGGTGGCGACGGCTGGGGCACTTCGACGGCGCTCTGCGCACTTACAGCCAACCGCACCGGCCAGTGGGTGGCTATCGCTCGCGCCACAGTCCACGGCCCAGCTTGCGGTGCGCGTGTGCTGAGCGGGGGCGGCGTGATCAGCGGCTTCAACGGGTACTTCTGGCACCTCGACGCGGGCGGCGCAATCTCGGGTAGCCCGAGCGCTGGCGACTTCTGGCAGGGGGTGCTCAGTAACGGTCAGCAGCTAACCGCCCAGGCCGCGACGGCGTCTTTCGGTGGCGGCACGCTGTACTTCGACATGTACTTCATCCCCACCGACCAGTACCCAGGCTAGGAGGGCACTACGTGAGCGTTGGCAACGTTGTTGATAAGAATCAGGTGGACTTCCTGAGCGGTCAGATCAGCCGCACCGTCGATGCGTGGGCACCGGATGCCCTGAAGTTCAAGGCGTGGCTGGACACGATGACCGAGGACGATCTGACCAAGCCTCCGTTCAACTACGAGCCGATGGACGTCGCGGTGCTAAAGAGCGCCTTCAACGACCTGTCGCTCCTGGCGAACATCTATCTGGGCAAGGACGTCATCACCGAGGCACGTGACCTGGGCACCTTCAGCCGTCGATTGGCAGGACTGTATGTCTGAGATCACCGAGATCACGCTGCGGCCTGGTGTGCTGAACCGCCTGCGCGGTCTCTTCCTGCAAATGGAAGGCGCCAAGCTGGCCGCCGAGGGCGCCATCCTGGCGCACGACAAGCTGCGCGAGCGGCTGAACCAGGCAGTCACCGATGCCTGCGCCGACGAGGGCATGGCGGTTCCGCCAGGCAAGCATGGCGACGTGGACGTGGACTGGGAGACGGGCGAGATCAAGCTGAAGCAACCCGTACCGAATGGGGTAGCTGCGCTGCCGTGAGCCTGCTGTCCTCGAAGCGACGCCCCTGGCCCTACCACATGCGCATGGGCAGCATCCTGGGCTCCCAGCTGGACCGCATCGGACTGATGCTCGTGCCCGGCCAGGACAAGGGTGTGTTGGTCGGTAAGAAGCAGCAGATGCTCGATCAGGTGGTGCCGAGTGTGCAGGAGTACGGCTCGGCGCCGGTCTACCGCGAGCGGACGTGGACGTGCCGACCGTCTGGCGGCTTTGGCGAGCGGGTCCAGACCAGCTATGGAGACCGCCGCTACTACTGGGGCATCGACGTCTGGGTCTCGGGCGGCCTGTTCGGCAAGGGTCCACTGATCCACCCGATCATGCCCAGTCCGGCGCCAGGTGGCGCGGTCGTGCGCATCATCGACGGCTTCAACACCGCCTCCAACACCCTGACCCAGTTCATCCTGAGCGGTACCAAGGCATACCGCCGCCAGGATGACACCACCGCGGGGCAGATTGTGGACAAGGACTTCACCCCCGCCACGCTACAGGACGCAGCGATCTACCAGGGTGGCTTTTCGGGCGCAGCCAAGAGCCTGTACGTCACGCTCAGCACCGGCGCGCTGTGGGAGCGCACGCCTGCTGGAACGTGGACCCAGGCGGCTTTGCCATCGGGATTCTTTGCGAACAATCTGGAGGTTGTCGGGACTGAACTATGGGCGGCTGATGGGGGCAACAGTGTTGTACGCAAGGTCACCGCGGATCCGAAGGTCGCAGCCAACTGGTCAGGCCCGTATTACATCGGGGATCCGAGTGTGGCGATCAGCGCAATTCGCCAGACAGGCCAGACGCTGGTCATCTTCAAACAGGATGGCACGCTGTACACGCTGAACTCGGACGGCTCGGTCAACGACCTGTTTCCAGGTATCGCCTCGACGCCGAACGCCAGCAACGGTCTGCGCGCCCAGGCGTGGCTGAACGCCCTCTGGTTCAACGCTGGGCCCACCTTCTACCGCCTGGACATGCCAGGCGCGCAGCTGACGCCAGTCGGCCCTGGGCAGCTGCTCGATAACGCCTCACCCGTTCGGGGTGACGCCCGCGTCCTGACCGGCTGGGGTGGCTACCAGGCATTCCTGGGGATCTACAACCCGCTCACCCAGGTGGATGGCACACCGCCGACCAGCTACCTGCTCAGCTACGGCAGCTGGGAGATGAAGGAGACCGATGACGGGGCGCAGGCGGTCTTTGACGATCAGTGGGACGGAGCACTCGCACACTGGCCCAACCGCACCATCTCGGCCATGTCGGTCTCGGGCGCCAGCGGCACCGACCGGCTGTACGTCGGCTTCACCGATGGCGGTTGGGACTGGTTCAAGCTGGTCAAGAATCCGCTTGCTCCGAACAGCGGCGCCGAGTTCACGCTGGGCACCAGCGAGTTGGTCCTGCCCATGCATCACGCCATGTTCCAGGCGGATACCAAGCACTGGCTGGGCTTCAGCCTGTTCGGGCCGGTCATGCGCGTGGGCGACGAGGCGACGCTGTACTACCGCGTCATCGCCTCAGCTGGCGGACCAGCCACCGATCCGAGCGGCAACTGGCTACTGCTGGACGAGTTCACCAGCAACGGGCAGCGCATCCCTGCCCCGTCCAATTTGGCCGGCAACG